AAACAAAAATGAGTAAAGAAGACCTTTCAGAAATATCTCCGATTATACTAATGGCAATTGAAGTACTAAAGAAAACATTCGGAGGAACTGATATTGAATTACTATCAACTGAAATGTATAGACTTAAACCTGATGAATATGCAAAAGCAGGGAGACTTGGTGTAGATATTAAAGTACAGGGTGTCAAAACATTCTTTGGTTGTGATAGTATGGCACGACCTATACTTGAATGGGGAATGCATATTGCAGAACAATTCGTATATGAAGTACTTAAACCTTATATAGATAACCAAAACAAAGATGAAAAAAGGTAAAATACATCAAGAGGGTTGGCAGTTTTGTCGCAAGTGTAAAAAAGAAACTTTACATATACCTAAACTTGGATTAGTATTAGCTGGAGAACGATTATGCACTGTATGTAGATGTTCTAATAAATATAAAGAACAAAATAAAAATTGCATAGATGATGAAAATTTTAATAATAATAATCGCTAGTTGGATAACTGTTCAACTACTAACTAAAAAAAAGAAATGAATACATTAAAAACAATATCAGCAATAACAGCACTACTACTAATTGTACTTTTATTTTTAAGTGCCTGTGAAAAAGAAAAGATTACAAATGAAGAACCTATTCCTGTTGAATTCAAAGAGGATAGTGTTACTAATGAAGTAGGATGCTATTATCCATTATACAATCCAAATTAAAAATTATGAAAAGAATATACACAGAATGGGAAGATATATATCCTCTGACCCTTGTAAATTTAAGATACGGTGGCAAGTACGTAGCATTTAATTGTGCAGAAGACCACGATATAGTACAAGATATAAACAATGAAGATATTTCCTATGAATTAGAACAATGGTTAAATGAAAATGTTCTTCCTGTACCTTATGGCGTTGGAACTAGTATAGTAGAATGCATGAATAATTTAATGAAACACATGAACAATGCTGAAGTTTCTAAGGTTTATCCAGATACGATGTCAAACTTAGATTACAATCCTGGATTAGGAGATAACGCATTTAACGGTATAAAATGAAGAGATGAGAAAAAAGAAAAAAGTTACGAAACAATTAAAATATCTACAAGGAAATCTTAAACATTTTAATGAACATCAACCCCATTGTAGAAGTGCAATAGAAGATATTAAATTAGAAATCGAAGTTCTCAAATGGGTACTTAAAAAATAAGAACTATGGCATATTTAGTTAAAATAAAGGTAAAGAAAAATATTTTTCATAACAATACAGGAAAAGATGAATTCAATACCGTGATGCTGAACCTTGATAATATTGTAGATATTGAAAGAATTAATAACAGGATTCATTTTACTTTAACAAGTAATAAAGAAAGAATAGGAGAATGGGAAGATGCCGAAGCTGCAGAAACATTTTTTGATAAACTATACAGTGATTTTTAAAGATACAAGATGTAAGAGCACTACATAACTATATGGAGGACCAAACATTTAACATAATCGGAATAATCATTTCAATAGGATTAGCACTTACCTTAGTGGATTCTCTTAGAAAAAAGTAATCCAGAAGTTCTAATTCTAAAACCATTAAGTTATAAAAATATATATTATGGAAAAAGAAACATACATTGAAAAAATGAAAGCTCATCAAGAAACCTTTGATGCCCTATGGATGGAAATTGTTGAAGACACTAACAAATACATCGAAAAGAATCCGGGAAAGTCCCCATACAACTTTACAAATAACGTAGAAAACTTTTCAGACCACTTATGCACCTCAGGTGCCTGGATTGTAGATAGATTAAACGGTAAAATGCCAAAAGATAGAGGTGCATTATCAAAGAGAATTAGAAAAGCATTAGGTTATACATACTATTAAATAAAGGACAAATGAGTAAAGAAAAGAATATCGTTTTAGATAGCGATTTCATTATCAAATTGATTAAGAAAAGTGAATCTAGTAAAGAACTAGGTAAATCACTTAAAAAGTACTACAACTATTTAAAGTCTAATACAAAATAAAATACCTATTATTAAGCTTTAATATAAAAGAATACACTATGAAAGAACAATTGTACAGATTATTAAAAACTAAAGCTCTATCCGAAAAGGAAGAAGCAATCACAACTATTACACTTTTAACTGAACATCCTGCCGGAATCGGTGACCACTCTACGGATGATTTTTATGCCAATGCTGAACAAGCCCTACAAAAGTTAGTTGATGCAGAAGATAAATTATCTACCTTAGAAAAATTCAAATTAGATTTGTTTACTACCTATAAATAAAAGATGAAAGCAAAGTTAGAATTCGATTTAGAAGATTTAGAAGATGTAATGTCGCATTTAAGATGTGTTAAATCCTTAGATATGGCATTAGCTTTGTTAGAAATTCAAAAGATATCTAAAAATAAATGGGGATATGAGTTTACAGCAACACAATTTCAAAGTAAAATACAAGAAGTGTTTAAGGAGTACGATATTAACCTAGAAGATTTAATTAAATGATTAAAAATAAAATATTGTTATGGAAATAAACAAGGATTACCCTCCAGAATCGTACTTGCTTAGTACATTAGGAGAGGAATGTGCAGAAGTTATTCAAGCTATAAGTAAAGCCCACAGATTTGGATTCGATAGTAAATTTGAAAGTGATTTGAATAACGCTCAAAAGATTAGTTATGAAATTGCAGACTTAGTTGCTGTTTATGAAATGATTGTTGAATTAGGTATTGTACCTGGTCTCGATGATGATCTGATAAAAGAAAAAAAAGAAAAGGTAGTTAGGCTATATAAAGAATTTGGAAATGGTAGTACTTGATTTTATTTTTGCAATAGTAAGCATTTGGTGTGGATATGTTGTTATAAAAGGAGTAAAAAGTAGTTCCGATGCCGCAATGCCTAAGAAAGATAAAATGTTATCATTAGTAATAGGTTTTGTATTATCTTTCGGTGGATGGAAATTACTTTCATCTATGTTGATAGGTACTTTTTACTAATTTTACCTTTATAATTTATTCATAAAGTCTAGGAAGTTTCTTTCTAGACTTTTTTGTTGATAAGTAAATATGATTTGATTAAATAAATTAAGAAAAAAGTTTATACTGGAAATGGACGAGATAACAAAGTGGTTAGTTGAGCAGATGGGAATGGTCGTTATTATGGCTGTTGTTATATGGTGGTTGGCTAAAAGATTGATGGAGACAGAAAAAGCAAAAGATAAACTTTCTCAAGATGTTATTAAATTAACGACAATGTGGGAAACTAAAGCTAGTTCTATGACTGATGATAAAGAAGAGGATTTAAAACATAAAGCAGAAATATTAAAAATTCTTAGCGAGATAAAAGGAATGTTGAGCAAATAAAGTAGCATACTTGGTAGATTAAAACGGTACATTGGTCTATTATGCATACATTCTTCTTTAAATTAAGATTTAATAAAATACAAACGATTAAATAAACAAAGACGGAAACGAAATGAAGGACCTTAATATATTTGACATAATTTTTACCAACAAAAAAAGTGAAACATATACAGAAGCTGTAGAATCACTTACAAGGGTAAAAGATATTGTTTCAAATACTACAATGGACTTTCCTGATGTCAATAGTAAAGACATTCAGACCTTAAAAAACAAATGGATTGAATTAGAGGACCCAATCGGAAAAGGAATCCATACAATGGGTTTACATAAAGGTAAAGATTACAAAAGTTTATTAGTACATCATCAAGAAAATAGTTTTTCAGCACAACATTTTCATAGTAAAGAATGGGAAATCATTACAATTTTAGATGGTCAATGTTATGACAAATGTACAAATACAAAATTGAAAAAAGGAGATGTGTATATTATCCCAAGAAACGCAATCCATCAAATCATCACAAAAGATACTGAATGTTATATGTACGTAATGTTTAGTAGTAACAAACAAAATCTAAAAATTAGTGATAGTGATAAAGAAATTGCTAAACAACTAATAGGAAAAAAACATAGTTTCAAAGCAAAGTAAATTATTCTTCACTTTTACCTTCTTCAGATGCAGTTTCAGAACCTTCTGATTCACTTTCTTTTTGTTCGTCAGATTTATATTGGTCTATTTTCTTAGTTTCTTTAGTGTCCTTAGAATCATCCGGTTTACTTTCTGCAACAGTTTTAGAACCATCCGATGCACTATGAACAGTTTTAGAACCATCCGAATTAGTAACTGTTAACTTACTAAGTTTTGAATAATCAAGTGCCTTTTGTGACTCTAATAATTCTTTAAAGTGTTTTAAATTTTTCATTTTGTTTTCATTTGACTTTGTTAATTATTTAATCAAAAATAAATGACTAAAAATAAAATAAAGGGTGCTACTTGTGCATTTAATAATTGTATAATTCTCCAGGGGTAATATATAGTACAACTGTATTACTATTGTAATAGATAGTATTAAATAGATTAAATGATATCAATATGAAGAGTTACAAAGAAATATTAAACGAAAAGAGTGAAGGACATATATCCAGAAAGATTAAGTTTGATATTGATATTGAATCAACTACTCATGCAATCGAAAGATTAAATCGAAAAGATAAACAAGGTAATTCTGCATATGAACCAGTTACTTTTAAAGAAGTAAATTCTGTAATAAGCAAAGCAACCGTAGATATGATAAAAGATTTAGTTGATGATACTATGGATATTGGCGATGACCGTTTTGTTCTGCAAAGAGAATCTGATGGTTTAACTGTTGTAGGTGTAATGGAAAAGAAAGGAGAAGATTTATCTTTTGTTGTTATTACCTTATATAGAGGTGCTGAATTTAGAGTAGGTAGAAATCAAAAAATAATTAAAGTATAATATGAAAGCATTAAATGAATTTCTTAATGAAGATGTATATAGAGAAGGTTCAAACGGAACATCTTTATCAGATTCAGAATATGATAAAATAAAAAAACATTTAAGAAAAAAAAATCGAAAGTATTTATTGAAAATGACCAGTGCCTGGTTTGATAATACAAACTTTAAAAATTTTAAAGATGATTTAGATTATGAAGAGTTATTTGATTGGGCAACAACATATATCAAAGATTATGCTATAGATTTAAAAACAATCAAATCTGATTTTGGATAAACTAAGGATTATAAAATAAACAATAGATATGAAAGGTTATAAAGAATTTTTAAACGAATACTTGTCGTTTGAATCAAAAGAACATACAGACTTAATCAAATTTGTAAAGTCCATTAAAACATATATGGAAATTTATGATGATAACGATGATTCGGAAATTTTGTTACAAACAAGAGAGAATGGTGATGTTGGAAGTGAAACGGTAGGCAAAGAAGATGTAAAAGAAGCAGAAAGATTATCAATTTTAATCAAAAAGAAATTTCCAAATGTTAAAGTTGAAATTGAAGAGGTTGATGAATGGGTATCTTTACTTATCAAACCAATAGATGTGGCTAAACTTGCATCGGAAGCTGATAAAAAGAAACAAAAATCAAATGCAACAAAACTAATATCAAATAAATTGAAAGTTAGTTCTAAAAAAGCAGATGAAATTGTTGAATATTTATCGTATGCTAAAGAATATTACGAAAAGAACAAAGACGAATCAAGAATTAATAATGGATTCCGAGTTTATTCTAAACATAGTAATGCCTACACAAAGGATTTTAAAAATGCAGATGATGTTTTAAAATATATTAGCAAACCAAAATTCATTAAAGACCTTTATAATAGTGCAAATCCAAGAAACGAATTTATTGTTTATCTTTATGGATGGGGATGCTTAGACTTAGGATATGATGAAGATGCAAGACCTTATTTACCAAATGGAGAAACTGATTGGAGAAATAGAGGTGCAGTATTACAAGCACACGCATTCTATGGTGGTAATATAGATGGGGAAAAGGATTTACTTAAAAAAGGTAAGAAAGTAATTACTGATTTTATTAGTGCATATAAAATTTATGTACTTGGTCAAAAAGATTAAAATAAATAATAGATATGAAAGCATTAAACGAATTTAGTAGTGAAGAAATTAATGAATCTGGAAGCAGAAAAACTTGGGCAAAACTTTTTGCTAAAATGACACTTGTCGAATTTCTAAAATTGGCAGAAGAATATGAAAAAACAATTCCTAAGCACGTAAAAGATAATCCTAATATGGCACAAGATGCACATTTATTCTTATCTCAACAACAACTTATGGTTAAAGCAGTAGACGATTATATGGAAAACATTGTTGAAATGGATCAAAAATATTTTTAAATTATGAAATCATTAAATGAATTTTTGAACGAAGGTAAAGAAGAAAAGGATGCAGAATCCGTCTTGAAACAAATGTTACCTATCCTGAATAAAATATCTCAAAAGGATAGAATGAAAATGGAAACGTATGATGATAATGAAGAATTTGAATCTCCATTAGTTGACATCTTTCATGATATGGGAATTGCAGACAATGATGATTACTATGATGAAATCCAAGAACTTGTAAATGATTTCTTAGATGATAATGATGCATTCGGTAAAAACGCCATCAAAGACGTTACAAAAATTAAGATAAAAATATGAAACATTTAAACGAATTTCTTAACGAAAAGAAAAAATCAGTAGACCTAAAAGCAGTTGCAAGTTATTATGGGATGAGTTGGTTTCAATTTACTTCTTTAAGTGATAAGAAAAGAAAAGAATTTAAAGAAATGTATATCAAACATCAAGAAATGAACGAAGGTAAACAAAAAGATATGAATAATATGGCAATGTATCTTATTGACTTACACAAAGAATTAGAAGCTGAAACTAATCCAAAAGCTATTAAGTTTATTAAAAAGGATATTGAAGAAGCAAAAAAGAAACTTGATAATATTAAGAAAGGAATAAAATAAAAATATATATTACAAATGAGCAAACTAAGAAAATTTATAAACGAAGGTAGAAGTTCAAACGGACTTGAAAAATCTCTTAATGAAAAATTAAGTTCTTCTGATTTAAAAGACATAAAAAAATCAACTGGATTATCTCCTGACGAACAAAATGATTTTATAATTATAGATTCGATAGCTGATAAAGCGGATGCTTTCAGTAAAGATATAAAAAAATTAAGTTCAAAGATTAAAACACCAGAAGGAGAAATTAAATTTCAATTAGTTGCTGATGGATTACAAGAATTTATTTGGCAATTAGGTGATTTTATCAATGCAGGTATTGATAAGGTTAATTCAGGATTAAACGAAAATTACGACAAAGAAACTATCAAACAAATAATGAATTCTAAGAATTTTTCTAAGAAAGATAAGAAAGATATTATTACAATTTCAGAAATTTGGGGATTAGTTGATACTTGTCATGAAGAAGTACTTGCAAAAACAAGAAATGTTAAATTACCAGAACACAAAAGTTTAGTTGATGAAGCTGAAGATGATTTGAACGCAATTAGAATTTCATTGAATGATTTCTTGGCCGATAAAGAAGAACTACTTGAAGAAAGTATAAATGAATCAACTGATACAGATTCTTTATCAAAAGATATTGCACAATATACAGGATTAAGAGTTGCTGCAGTTATAGATTTTATCGGAGGTGATGAAAAATTTGCAAAGAAACTTTTTTCATTTGCAAAGAAAGGAAGTTTAAAAGATAGATTGAGTATTACTAATGCTGTACTAAATGGAAATAAAGAATTCTTGAACGAAGGTGCTTTGGATTATTCAAATCAACAATTGTTAACCTTTATAGAAAACTTTGCCGATGAACAGTCAAGTTGGGGTACACAAAAATTGGATGCTGATGATGTAGAATTCGGTGCTGAAATAGTTACAGATGGTGATAAGTATTTAGTAGATGCAATTATCAAATACGACAAAGGAGTTAAAGATAAAAAAGGTGCTGCAAAATGGTTAGCAAATGCTGTTATGTCAAGTGGTGGAAATGTTTCTAAACAAAAAGATGTTTTAGCAAGACTTAGAAATTCAATATAGTAATATATAAAATAGTAAAAAGAGGATAGTAGTAAAATATTATCCTCTTTTTTTTGTTTTATATATTAAGTAATTACAATTCCTATGAATAATATATCAGTCTTAATACATGGTAGACAATTAAAATATCCATTTTCACTTGAAGAAAAGTGTCCATTAAATTCAACAGGACTTTGTAATCAAATATTCTCGTTTATAAATTCGATTCACTTAGTTAATGTAAAACGAGATAATCTTTATGTAGATTTTTTCAGTAAAGATTGGATAAAAGGTGATTTATTGAAATTTTCTGAAATAGTTGACATAAATAAAATGCGGTCTGAATATGTTTGGAATATATATGACATTACTGATTTTGTAGGAGGAGAGTTCAATGCAATACCTCAAGATTATGTATTTATGTGTTATCATCAAGATAAAGAAAGTTTTAAGAAAATAACAAAAAAACTTATTTTTAATCAAAAATGGGAAAATCTTTCTAAAAAAATAATTGAAAAAATGGAATTGTTAGATGAAGAAGTTAATCTTGTTCATCTAAGGATAGATAAAGATGCTGAAGACCATATAGTAGAATTGAGAAAAAGAAAATGTTACAATAGTCTTTTAGAATCTTATAGAAATGAAATAAATAAAAATTGCAATGTCAATAAAAAATTAATTCTTCTAATGGAAGACATACATCATCCATTTGTATCTGAATTAAAAGAAAAATATGAAATTGTTTATTTTGATAAAGATTTAGTTATGGAAACCTACAAGTCATTATACAATGATGATGTATTAGACGGCAGAGAAATGTTTGCTTTGATTGATTTTTTGATTGGCAAAAACCTTAAAGTAGACACATTTATTTGTGCCGAAGGAGAAAAATTTACAAGTTCTTTTAGTATTTTATTAAAAAATATAAAAGACTATAATAATGTAATATTAGTATGATAGAAGGATACGATATAAATAAGCCATTAATAATACTTGCCTCTGGACCGTCTGCTAGAAAAATAAAATCTTATAAATAATGGTAAAAGAATATGTTAGAAAATAATAGATATACAATAGGATTTATACGACATGATGAAAAAGTTTTTGATTCACATCTAGGTCCGAGTTTAGAAAATTTAAAAGGAAATTTTAATATTTTAACAACATCTGATAAGAAATTTCCAGCACAAAATTATAATGACATAATTGATAGATGTGAAACAGATTACTTGATTCTTACACATCAAGATGTTTCATTTTCATCGGATTTGTTACTTAATATCGAAAAAACTATCAAGATACTAGAAAAACGAGGTTTAGGTTTTTCTTCGTTAGGTATAGTAGGTAGAATTTATGATGACAATTCATATAATGTAAAATGGTGTAGTACATCTAAATTGTATAAATATGAAACTATTGATTGTTGTTTCATATTAATAGATGTTAGACAAAAATTAAAATTCGATGATAAGATTTTTGATGAATTTCATTTATATGTAGAAGATTATTGTATAAATGCACAAGAAAAAACAGGATTGGGTTGTTGGTCTATTGCAACGAATAGTGCAGAAAGTAAATTAGCACCAATAAGCATAAAAGAAAGTTCTTATATTATGCATCATTCGGCAACAGTTAATATTAAAGGCACGTGTTGGGGAAGATATCTTGAATTTAAAAACAAATTATTTAACAAATATAATAGACAAATTAAAACAACTTAATTAAAAATATGAAAAATAGAATTATAGATGGTTTTATATATTTTCAAGAAGATGATATGTTAGAAATAAGACTAAATGTACTTAAAGATGTAGTTGATTATTTTGTTATAGTTGAAGGTAATAGAACATTTTCTAATTTAGAAAAATCATTTGAATTAGAAAGTAAATTAGAGACTAGATTTAAAGATTTCAAAGATAAAATAATTTACATTAAATGTGATATGTCTAACGTAGGTAAAGGTAAGGATTTTACAAAAAAGAAAACATATACCCCGAATGATGGTTATTGGTCTTTAGAATATTTTCAAAGAAATGCTATAAAAGAAGGATTTGAAAAATTAAATATTAAAGACGATGATATCATATTAGTTTCTGATATAGATGAAATACCTAAACCCGAAGTATTTGAATTGTTTAGAAAACTACCAAAAACCCCATATAAATTAGGTATGTTTTATAAAGGACTATTTCTAAATAGAATAAGTAATAGTGCAGATTGGTATTATTCAACAATTTCTAAATATGAACACATAAAACATCTTACCCCTCAACAAATTAGGATGAATTTCAATTTTCCTACTATTAAAAATATTGGTTGGCATTTTTCATATTGCGGAGGTGCAGAAATGATACAAAAAAAGTTAAAGTCTTTTTCGCACAGTGAATTTTCAACCGAAGAATATACAAACTTAGAACACATAAATAATTCTTTAAACGGAACACAAGACCTATTAGACAAATCGAATAATAATGAAATTAGAAAGTACGAAGAAATTACATTTCCAGAATATCCACAATGGATAGTGGATAACCAACACAAATATGAACACTTAATTAAAAAAACAATATAAATATGAAAAACAACACAAAAACATGGCGAGAAGTAGAAGGATGGTTTAATTTTCCAGACCTTTATGCAGATATGGTTAATAGACACAAAGACTTAAATGATGTAGTGTTTGTTGAAGTTGGAACTTGGATGGGACAATCAGCTTGTTATATGGGTTCTACAATTAAAGAATCGAATGCTAATATTACATTTTACGCTGTTGATTCATTCAAGGGTTCTGTAAAAAACACAACAAGTGTAACAGATGATAGTGCAAACGCAGTAACACATAGATTCAATTCAGATTTCTTTGGGGTGTTTATGTCTAATGTAGAATCTTGTGGATTAACTAATATCATAACTCCAATAAGGAAAAAATCACTTGATGCAGCGAAAGAATTTGAATCTCAATCAATAGATTTTATATTCATTGATGCAGAACACACTTATGAAGCTGTTTCAAATGACCTTGATGCTTGGTATGATAAAGTTAAAGATGGTGGTATTATATGTGGTCACGATTTTGACTATATTCCAGTAAAACAAGCAGTTCAAGACTTTGCAACTAAAATGAAATTATCATGTAATAATATCAGTTCATCGAGTTGGATTATAAACAAACCAAAGTAATTATATCAAAAGACTACTAGAAATGGTGGTCTTTTTTGTTTATATTAAATAAGAAAAGAATACTTCTTAGATGCCATCATTTAAAATAGAAACAAGTAAATCCGTTAAGTGTGATGAGTTCGTATTATTAGAACTTGATACACCTATACAAACATTAGAAAGACTGACAAGTATAGTTGCTCTAGGTAATAGTGCAAAGAATATTGCAATAGAATATCGTTATTCAAATGATGGTAATATTTGGTCTGAATGGATATCTTGGCCAGATTGGAATCTAACACCTGGAGAACTTACTTGGTTTGGATTCAGAGTAAAATCAGATACCTCTTGGAATTTTACAGGAATAGATTTAGAATGGTCTGGTGGTAAATTATTAGGTGAATGTCTTTGTTCAGTCATAAAATATAGTGAAGATTCTTTTATTGTTGATTGTGGAAATAACAATCAATATGAATATTCAAATGCACTTGCAAGTGTAGGTATATGGCAAAAGATGTCTCAAAGCGTATTCAATAGATTTGGATGGCCAGTTGTTTATTTTAAATGTGACCCCGTTGAACAATCAAGAGATGTTGTATTTAAAGAATGGTCTTTATTAGAAGTTAGAGAATGTAAACAAATAAAAGTTGTTGTTCCAGGAAATGATTTTGGTTCTGGTGATTTTCAATTTACAGAATTCGACATTGACTTTGCTGATGAATTAGAATTTCAAATATCTAAAGAATCTTTTTGGACCGCATTTGGAACTTATGAACAACCGGCAGAAAAGGATTTCTTATATTTTCCATTGGAAGGTAGAATGTATAGAATAAATTCAGCACAGGAATCTAAAGATTTTATGAGGCAATCTAATTGGTGGAAAGGAACATTAGTAAAATGGAATGAATCAGATTCTATCATAAAGGATGTTGATATTCAAACTACAATAGACGAATTGACACTTAATTTTGAAGATGCTGGTTTTGAATCAGAAAGACAAATAGAAGAAGCTAGTATAGTTAAAGAAGAACAATATGTTGTTAGAGCTGTTAACCTTAGTGATAATGTGAGAGAAACTGTAAACTTACTTTGGGAACCAAGTGGCGTTCAAGAAGAAAACTTAACTAATTACTTTACCGTTTTTAGTAAGTATCATTATGACTTAACTCAAAAAGATGGTAAATATGCCATATCCGGAGCAACTGCGGCCAATGGTGCAACCGCTTATGGTGCAACCGCAACAGAATTAGTTACCTATCAAGATACAATAGATGTAAGTAAAAATCTTAGTCTTATGTTTTGGTACAACGGAAAAGTAAGACCTACAAATCAAAACAATACTTGGAGAGAACTTTTCAAAGGAGGTCAGAAAATTGAATTGTATGTTTCTGGTAATTTCATAACAAAACTTAGATGTGCCGGAAAAGTTTATGATATCAATGTACCATTGAATGATTGGTATGCTTATTATATTGGATTCAATAGAATTGATAATACTATGACATTAAGAATTTGGAAAAGAGCTAGTCTTAATAAAAAGACTATCAAAATGTCTGTATTCTTTCAATGTATTGATACTATCCCAACAACCGTAACAGGGAATTGGAAACCAGTACTAATGAATAGTAATGATAGAATTGCAAGTATAAGATTCTTAAAGGCACCAGTTACTTTGGAAAATCAATCTATATTGTTTACTAAAATTGTATTTCCTGATGATGGTAATGCTTACATAATTGATGACTGTTTTCCTATTATGTATATGGATCAATTACCAACAAGGTAATTATTATTTCAAAAAAGTTGCAATTATCATTTTTTATACGTATCTTGTCTTATAACTCATTAAACTAAATATTATGATAAAAGTAATAGTACATAAGACTACTGCAAGAATTAGGAAAAGTGCATTAGAAAGCCTTAATAATCATACCTCAGTCTGGGAAGAAATGAACAAGACGCTAGGTTTTTACAATTGGGAAGATGCAGAATACTTTGTAAAATCCTGGAATGGCAAACACGATTATAGAGAAGCAATGGATAAGGATAAAGAAGTACCTTATGCTGTTTTTATCGAAGGTGCTAATGGTACATTTCAAGATGACTACGTTAAAGAAGTTGGATGGGAGCCATATTATTTGAAGCGTTAAATAGTGTATGAAAAGTTTTAGATATTTTTTAAAGGAATCCAAAAAATACTACAAAGGTGTAGATAGTGAGGATAAAGACAACAGAGAAGCTCAGTTTAAAAAACAAACATCAAAATCAGATAATTCTGATAGTGCATATAAAGATGCTCCAGGTGATGAAGAAGCTCGAGAAGATGGTGATGTCAAAACTAGCAAACATACTAAAAAATACAACAAACTTTACAAGAAAGAATCTGTAAACGAAGATCAAAAATCAGAAGGTCTTAATGGTAGTAAAATTGATGATGCTGCAATCGAAAAAGGTCTTGAAAAGAAAAAAGAAGAATCCGGAGTTGATATGGATATTCTAAGAACTATTATGAAAAGAGGATTGGCTGCTTGGAAAACTGGCCACAGACCCGGTGCAAATCAACAACAATGGGGGTACGCGCGTATAAATTCTTTCTTAACTAAAGGTAGTGGAACTTGGGGAAAAGCGGATAAAGATATGGCCGATGAAGTTCGAAAAAGAGGTCAAGATAAAAAGTTAAAAAGTTAAAATAATTCAAAAATAAGTGCCCCAAAAGTTGCAATTGTCAATTTAATTCGGTATCTTGTCTTTGTTGGTGGGGGTAGTACCTTTATCACGTTTAACTTTTAAACTACTAAAAATGGCATTTACAAGAACAGAATTAAGCAGTTTCAGAACTGATTTCGCTAGTGCAGTTGCTAAACTTGAAAAGCAATACAAAGTTGAAATAGGAATAGGTAACATATCTTATACCGAGCAATCTTTCACTTCTAAACTAAAGGTAACAAAAACCGTAACAAGTACTGGTAAGAAAACTAGTATGGCTCAAGTTGAGTTCAACAACTTATGTGTTAGGTTTGGATTTACACCTAAAGATTTCAAGAAAAAGTTTTCTTACAACGGAAGTGAATTTGAACTTACTGGTTTCAAACCAAGAAGTCCTAAGTTTCCTATAATAGCAACAAAGATTTCTGATGGTAAATCTTACAAGTTACCAAAAAGATTTGTAACACTTTAATATTAATAATTACTAACTAAAATAAATAACTATGGATATTTTTAAAGAATCAAGTATAAGAAGAGAATTCAGTAAAGGTCAAGAAATTGACATTATAGTAGTTCTCGATGGTGAAGAAATTGATTCACAAACATTTAGTAAAAAAACTCACGAAATAGAAGAAGTCCTTGACTTTATTGTTTATAACGAAAATTCTGGAGCTGAGGTTTATTCGTAATACTTGAATAGTATGGCGGTTCTATGGCAAAACTATGGAATCGTTTTCGTATATTGTAATTGTTGGTGAGGTCATCAGCATATTGTTTAACTTAAAATACTACTAAAATGAAAAGATTTATTGCATATTACAGCGGAGAAAATAATTACTACAATGATTCTGATTTCTACACGATGTTGGTAGATACCAAAGAAAAAAAAGTTATCAAGCACATTTGGGGAACAACCAGATTTGCTGGTTCAGTAGATTTTGCACATGAATATGATGATGTGAGATCAGACCTTAAAGAGTCCCAAAAGTACGAAGAATTGGCAACTGAATATGCAATCAACGAGGTTCCAAGAAGATTAGGAAGTTTCAATCTTGAAGAAGGTGATGTTGTTAAAGTTACTAATCCAAGAGTAAGAAAGTTCAAAGGTGAAACTTTCAAAATCGAAGAGGTTAGAGCATTCAAAAAATTCGGTAGAATTATTTCAGAAACCTTAATCGGAATCAACGAAACTGGAGAAACTATAAAAACCTCTGCTTCGAATGTTGAAATCGTAAAACATGGTCGTTATAAAACTCTTAGAGTAGCAAGAAGAATAGTAGTAGGATTGAGTATTAACTAAAAAATAAAATTATGACTACATTAAAAATATTTACTAAACGATTAGTGCAATCGATAATTTCTGCACTTGCAATGATATCATTAATGACGCGTTTCTTTAGTGAATTAGGAGATTTTGATTTTATTTGTCTATATATCGTGGGGTCATTTACGATGTGGACTTTATTGCTAACTTTTGAAAAATGAAAAAAGAAATCGTATCGTATCATTTGGTTCAAACAGCCGAATGGTATTTTTTTAATAAAGTAAGTAGCATTCGTACATCTGAAAATGTATCGAAACCTGAAGTACCCGAAGGTTGGGGTCCTGAAGGAGAACCTTGTTTAGAATCTATTTCTTCAACTCATAATGGTTGGAATATATGTTGGTCAATTCCAGAAAGACATTCAGAAAAATATATAGAAGAACACGAAAAGATGTTTTTCTTTAAACATCCTAGAGCTGGTAGAGAAGTATTAAAAAAAGCATTTGTTGTTATACAAGAAAATCATTCTGACCATTTCTTACCATTTGTTAATAAATATGTAGAGTATTTTGAATCTAACGAAAAAATGTTTGAATTCATAGAAAAGATAAAGGACACCGACATATAGGTGTTTTTTGTCTTTGTTAAATAGTACAGATACTATTTATTATGAAAGATAAAGACAAAGATTATTTAAAAGATGAAATTGCCGGTCTAATTAACGACCAAGATTCTGGTGTAGGATTTCCAGCATTAGAAGTTGACCCAATAGAACCTTTAAACATTGCAGAAGTTGATAATAAAACAAGAATGAAAGCACAGAAAATTGTTCTTTCTTGTATGAAACTTTATTTCGATGCAAAAATTCTATCTCAAAATGAATTTATGCAAGCCAAAGCTGCAGTAACTACATCTAATATCAAAACTCTTTTTAGACAAATAAAAATTGCAGAACATATGGTCGATAAGATTGTCAACGGAATTGATGCTGGAGATATGAATCCTAGATTGTTTGAAGTTGCGGGTCAATTGCAAGGAAATATTATTGATATGTTAAAGAATGTTCAATTGCACGTTATTTCGATGCAAGAAGAATTTAGACGTATGCAAGGAGAATTACCACAAGCACAAGTACTAGACAATTCTATCAATATGTCTAAAGATAAAGAAACAAAAGTTTATACAAATGCAAAATCATTATTACAAGATTTAGACAGCGAAGAAGATGATAATATAGAAGACCCAGACAACGATTAAATATATTATAAAATATAAATAAATTATGAAATCATTAAACGAATTCCATGAAGGAAATTTAGACAATCATCTAAACGAAAACGAAAACCCAGTTGCTGGATTTTTAACACAAATGGAAGCAATCAAAAAAGATAAGAATGCTTTTAAAAATGCAGTTAAAGAATTTTCAAAAGCATCTAAAGAACAAAAAGAAGAAATTCAAGAATTTGTAGATGAAGCATTACCAGAACAAAAAGATTCGGTACAAGAAATGATTGAGGAATTCAAATCTGGAAATTTAACACCTGATATGTTAAACATGCCGATGAATACCAAACAAGCAATTAAAAACTTTACTGAATTGATTGATTTGATTGATTTTTCAATTGACTTTGTAAAAAAATATGTAAAATAAGTTATGAAATCATTAAACGAATTTTTATATGAATCTGAAGAAAACGATGAAGACGAAAATGAAATCGAAATTACAGTCGATTTAGATATTCCTGATGAAGATGATATTGATGATGAAGATATCGAAGAAGATTTAAACGAAAGAAGAATTAAACAAACCAAGAAAATGAAAAATAGCGCAAAGGTTGTAAGAGAAACAACCGAACAACTATTTGGAAAAGACGGGACAGCTAGACCACTTGCAGACAAAGTTTTCAAAATCTTTAAAAGAGAAATGAGAAAAAAATCTAAAGAATTGGGTGTGCCATTAGGACAAGTTCGCTCTTGGAAAATAACACTAAGAGATTACGACAATCCGAAAGAAGGAACAACAATAGCAGGAAAAAGAAATTAATATTATGAAGTCATTAAACGAATTTTTAAACGAAGCATTAAAAACAAAAGAAATTGATCCAAGTAAGTTCTCAAACGATGGTCCTATGAAAGACGATGATTATTTCAAGAAAGGTAAAAAAGATGGTGATTTCAATGATGATGTAATCGAAACGAAACGATTTAGTATTCCAGCAAAAGCATTGAAACCTAGTCAAGATGCAATTTATTTAAGTAAAGCATTGGATATGGCAATCAACAATATAGTTGGTGGTGATTTGAATGCAATGGTATCTAGAGATAATTATATTTTAGATGGTCATCATAGATGGGCAGCAACTATGTTTGGAAATCCAAATGCAAAAGTACAAGGTATGCAATCTAACTTAGCAATAGGAGATTTAGTTCCTATTTTAAGAAAAGCTGGTGATGCATTAGGAAATGAAAGAGGTGTAGAACCTAAAGGTGGTGATACTAATATTTACAAAGCAACTATTCAAGATATCGAAGATGCTGTTTATACAGGTAAAAATATGAATCCGAAATATTACAACAAAGATGCTTCAATTGCTTGGTATGAAACTTTAGGAAAAGATTTAGTTGAAAAAAGACTGAAAGCAATTCAATCTAAGAAATTGCCAGCAGGAGCACCGGCAAGAAAGGATATGCCAAAAATTGAACCTGAGCAAGTAGCTAAAATTACATCCGATTTAAACGGAGGTAAAATAGATGCATTGTTTCCTTATGTAAAAGAAGCAAGAAAGGTTAATGATATAGAATGGAAACTTTCTAGACTACCAGGTAAAACAAATTTTGAAAAACTGGAGAAATTGTTACGAGCAAAAGGTTTTTTACCACAGAAGAATCAAAAGAGAATTGATGAGTTAATTAAAGAACTTACAAATGAAATTGAAAAATGGAATAAATAAAAAATGTCAAAAGATAAAGAAAATATAGTTAAAAGATTTTTGAATTGGTACACAGGAGCTTTTCATAAAGATTCTAAAGTAAGTAGCAAACGAATTTGTGGAATACTAATGATAAAGTGGTCTCTTGTTGCGGCAACTTATTATGTATATAAATCTTTTGATGGATATTCAGATTCAAATGCTGAATCCTTAATACAATTTATAATTATAACAGGAGCTGGGTTATTAGGAGCTGGAACATTAGTTGAAGGGCTAGGTAAAAAGAACAAAAAAGAAAATAAAGATGAAGAATTATAGAACATTTTTAACAGAAAGTGATGAATACATGGACCCATTAAGTGATAAAAAGTTCATAAGTGAATTAATAAAATTACTTTCTAAATTAGGTATGGAAGATATCGAATTAGATGGTAACGATTTATCTTTTCACAATCCAACAAATCTTGATACAGGACCAATAGGTAAACCTAAAGGTGCTGATAAAATAGAAAAACTTATTCAAAAATTTGGATACGATGATGATGAATTTTTAATACGTAGTAGTCTTATACAAATACCAGATGAATATGTTGCAGAAAGTATTATGTTTCAAAGTAATTCTGGTTCAGAAAGGGCAGACAAAATTGCAGCATACAGTGATTTAACTCCTGACCAAAGAAAAGAATTAGATGATTATTGTAAAATGAAATTCGATAGTCAATTTATGAACTGTTCGTTTGAAGAACAAAGTACAGCAAGAAGCACAATTTGGGCATCTAAAGAAGACCCAGAAGAAATAAAACAACAGCAAGATAGAAACGCTAAAATGTAATTATTTAAAATAATTATGCCCAGAACTTGTTTTTCTGGGTTTTTTTGTGTATATTTAAAATCAAGGATTAAATATTAAAATGAATCAATAGATATGAAAGATTATAGAAAATTTTTTAACCAACATTCTAAATTATTAGAACGTTTAGGTATAAACGAAGAAGAGGAAGAAGAGGAAGAAGAAGTTGAAACTGAAGAAACTGAATCGAAAGAAGAACCAGAAGAAGATGATGAAGAATCTTCTAATGAAGAAAGTTTGATAAAAATTTTCGAAGATGAATCATTTGTCGATGCATTTAAAAATTCAACTAAACAATATGTTTCTGAAAAAATATTAGATGACGAATATAATTCTTTTACTATAATTCCATTAATAGAAACAGATTATAAAGATGAAACTTACGCATTAAGTATAGAATTTAGTTCTTCTGTGTCTATTAACGTAAATGAAGATGGTGAAGTAGTAGATAAAAATATTCCTAACGTAGAAACTATAAAGTTTAAAACCCCATTAATGGATAATATGGCAATACTAGAAGATGAATCAGCAAAAGGATTAGTTGAATTATCAGTTGTAGAAGCATTAGATAACATTAAAAAAGTAGCTAGATAATGAAAGATTACAGACAATTTTTAAATGAAAGTACTATTGATAATGCTGGAGTCTTAATTGCACAATATTTATCAAGTCAAGGATATGGTAATCAAATTATCGTAAATACCGAAGAAAGTAAAGAAAAAACTAAAGGTTACTATGAAATAGAAAACGGGAAAACTAAAACAATATGGATTGTTGCTGAAAACGACAAGACAAGAATCCAAGATAAAATAACTATACAAAAAATTCTTGATGATAACAATATTTCGTATTCAGAAACTCGTTTGTCGGGACATTCAAAAACAAGAACAGATATATCAAAAAAGGATAGTGGAATTGGTAAAAAACTTAATATTATGTACAAGTACCTTACGAAAACCATAGCTGTACAAGAACTATTTGTAGGTGCATTAGTAATGCAAAAAGAAATATATAATGGTGAAATTGACTTTGCAAAGACAGATGGACTTATTAAAAAATTAACCGGGTATTTTAGCAAAATAAAAGGAATAGATGATGTTAAAAAATACATTATTGCAGCACAAAAAAATTATTCAGACTTATCCCCATCTATTTCATCATCTAATTCTATAATAAAAATTATTGAAAATGATGGTCAAACACCAGTCACTGCATATTGGCCAGCAAAAATGGGTAATAAATGGATTGATGAAATTGCATTTTTAAATCCTCAAATCGGAGGAATAAAAACTTACAATTCATCGGATATTATATTCAAAACAAAAGGTATAAAGGGAGAAGTGTTTTATGGATTTTCTTTAAAGAAAAAAGCAAAAGAAACTGACCTTGACCCAACTTTAATCAACAAAGCAATTACAGGAAAAGATAGTTTTTTAAAAGGAATTGTATCAGATTCAGATTTAGATGAAATTGAAAATTCTAAACTTGATTTTTTTAGATACGCTGTTGGTGCAGAAGAAAACGGTATAAGTATTGAAAATGCAAGTACAATGTCGCGTGATGACCTCAAGGGACCCATAGTTGATATGGACAAAAATATGCATAATCATTTAAAATCTTCCGAAAATGTTTTTTTTAAAAAGATAGATGAAATTTTACCTAAATATTCACAAGATTTTGCTAAAGCATTCTTAGATTTGATTTTTAAACCGGAGTTAGCAAATAACATTGCTACTAAAGACTTTAAGTTTAACTTGAATACTGGTATTGGTGCGATTAATGTAAATGGTATAGCACCTAAAGCTGCTATAAACCTAGATTTAGATTCTACTATTGAAGTTCTTACTGGTTTGTATGATACAAAGTTAGACATAGTACAAACTGAAAATAAAAAACAAGCTTGGGAATTGGATGCTGGGGCATCAAAAATATTTTATACACTTACTTCTGATGGTATACCTATTATGAACATAGAAATAAGATACAAAGGTAATTTTATAGCAAATCCACAATTTCAAGCTGTTGCTAATGTAAACTTTAAAAATTTATTTAAGTAATTAAAATTAGAACCAATCAGTTCCTAAATTAAAGTCATCATCGGTCATTCCTTTTGTATTAAAGTTTTCTGCAAGAAAATCTGTACTACTATCTAAGGAATGGCCGGTTTTCATTAGTGAATTTATATGAATTTTAGTATCTGATTCTTGTGTTTCAAAACATTCTGCGACCATATCTACGTATAAGGAATCTCTGAAAACTTCTACAATATTAACACAAGTCATGACAGTATCATCGTGTCCTGTACTTGCTTCATAAGAACCTTTTTTGTTTCTATTGAAATGATTGAATTCTTGTATAGTCCACTTATCGTGCAATATCATTACTTGATTTGAAATTAAGTTTTTAACTTCTGCACAATTTCTTGGCTTAGTAACTTTATCTTGTCGTAATCCTATTCTTTTTCTTTTTGCTCCTTTTCTATGATAAGTTTTTAAATAAACAGAATCATCGTATAAATCACCACCATATAAATGTTTTAATTTTTCATCAAAGAAAGAACCATATGTATTCCATTCTAAAACAACTTTTATGTTGTCAATGTTGATAAACTTTCCAGAAAATAATAAATTGTAAGTTAGTTTTGCAAAATCTTCTATACTTATTAGATTATCTCTAAAAATACCTATTTGGTCTAAGTAAAAATGTTTTTCTAATTGAAATACCTCGTTATTAGATACTTTTATATCTCTTTCAATCTTAGGTGCTAATCTGAAAATTTGCATCACTGTATAATCTCTACCAACGCCTTCTGCTAAATCTATACTAAAAAATAAAGAATCTTTTTTTAGGTTTTCAATATCATAATCTTTTCTGAACAATAGATTTTCGTATAATATATTATATTTATCTAAATGTTCAAATTCGTGATGTACAAACGGTTCAATGTTACCTTTCATACTATTCAATTCCTTTGCTGATAGTAATAATAAATCACTTCTTTGAAAAGCACAAGCAAATTGTTCATTGAAAGCATCTTCTCCAAGAATTGCTTTTTGTTGATCTGCCCAACTATCATCTCTTCCTGGAACATCCCACCAAGGAATTTTCATATGCGTAAATCCGTTACTTTTACCTTCAGGCAATTCGGATGCATTGTGATACAATTCTTGAAATAATTCATAACCGTTTGGTGTGCTGGTCATAATCATTTTAGATTTGGGGTCGGCTGCCATTACAGGATAAATGTTATCCCAAAAACTTCTTTGAATACCCTCTCTAACGTGGGCAAATTCATCTAAGAAAAGTAAATGAATAGTAAAACCAATTGCAGCTTTGTCCGTAGTAGTTGTTGCTAGTATTCTTGAATTTGCATCAGTCATTATACTAAACATATTCCAAGAAAACAATCCAGGTTTCAACCAAAAAGGTAAGAACGCTATTATAGATTTAACTTTGTCTAATATTTCTTTTGCCGTATCTCCTTTGTTGGCTGCCAACATTATATTTTTGTCAGGATGAAATATTAAAAACCAAGTTAAAAATATACCAGCAACTACGGTTTTACCAATTTGTCTAGAACCTACTACTATATTATTTTTACCATTTTTATAGTTCAATAACATTTGTTCTTGATAAGGATACAAAGTAATATGTCCTATCCCCTCAGGTGTCATTAATTGAACATACTTATTTGCAAAATATATTATGTCTTTTCTACATCTTTTGAATTCGTCTTTTTCTTGTAAAGTCATTTGAAATGCAACTCTACCTTTTCTTAAAGTAGGATTCTTATCAAAGAAAGGATTCTTAGCTTTGTTTAAATCTAATCCGTAATTTTCTACCTTATCAATAAGAGCATCTACCAGTTCAGTTGTCCATATTTCAGAATCAAATTCTGGTGTTGCAATGTTACTGAATTCTTCTCCGAAGGTAGGTACGAATGACTTTTCTATAAATCTAGGTGAGTTGTTGCCCATACAGTATTTACTTAAATTAAATAAATCAATACAGACTTTAAAATATTATGGTCATATTTATTCTTTAATAGGTATAGTAAAAAAACTTAAACAAAATTGGGTAAACAAAGCACATCTTTAGTAAAAGAATATTTAGAAAATGTAGTTTCTAAAAGAACATTAACCGAAGCCATTGAAAAGATATCTTTCAAGATACAAATTTTTGAGGATGATGGTGAATCGAAAATAATTGAAGCTATAAAGAAAGAAAAAATAGATTACATAATTCTAGTAACTAAACTTACTACCATGATAGAAATGTTTAATTTGATAAAAGATGATGACAATATAGTTATGATAGATAAAATGAAATCTGACATTGAAAAATTTATGGAAACAATTTCAACAACAATAGACAAATCTAAAAAGGAATTCTCAAATGAAAAATAAACCGAAAGAAGAAAGCATAGTAGAATTCCTTACAAACGAAGGGGTTGAGATCAAAATGATTAAGAAAAATAGAAAGTACAATATTTTTGTATTAGATTCTAAGAAAAATTCTAAAAATAAAAAGGTATTTGAATCATTACATACAGATAAATCTATGCAAGAATTTTTTAAATTTTGCAACCACTTTACTAAAAAAATAAAATAATGGATAATATTTTACCCAACAGAGATGTTGACTTGCGAAAGCGGGGAGGACTTGTATTCTACGAAAAGGAACATGCATATTACAATGCTGATGGTGTAAAATATACCGGAATGACAACTTTTCTTAAAGATTTTTGTGCTCCTTTTAAAGCTGACGAAACGGCTAAATATAAAGCAATCAAAAATTCTTTACCTGAACAAAAGTTTAAAGACTTAAAAAAACTTATAGTATCAAAATTAAACGAAAGTAATTTTACGGCCTGGTCTAAGGTGCATTTATTTTATGAAAAGATTTGTGAATCAAATCCAACATTAGGTGCAAAAATAGTAAAAGAAAAGGAAAACATTTTAGCTGATTGGGCGAACTCGACAAATGAAGGTTCAATTGAACACGACAAAAGAGAAAAGGATGTTATAGAAAATGGAATTACTTGGGAGGGTAAATACTATCCATATATGAATAAAACAATATTAGATGTTACTAAAGATGATGTTTGTGTAATACCAGAAATAATGGTATGGGACCACGAAAGTCAATTATGTGGTCTTATTGATTTACCTATTTTCGATAAAGGAGTTATACATATTCTTGATTATAAAACAAACAAGAAAATAGAAAAAACTTCTTTTATGAATAAAGTAATGAGTGGCGTATTTAGAAAGTTCAAAGACTGTAACTTTTCAAAGTATTCTGCACAACTATCTGGCTATCAAAAAATGGCTTGCGATTTGACAGGGTTTAAACCAGGAGAAAAATGGATAATTCATACAGCAAACGAAAAATATAAGAGAAAAAAAGATGCATTCATAGAATGTATTGATATGAATAAAGAAATAGAAATAGCATTTAAAACATTTAGATAATATGATTAGTAAAGAAGATGAACAGAAAGTTTTAGATTTTGCAAAAAACTACAAGAAACGTGCGGACAAGGTATCAGGGTATAAAGATGAATTAACAATTCTTCAAACAGAAATTCAAGAAGAATTGAAAACTATGGAAGAACTTAGGGATAAAGAACTAAAGTTTTTAGATGAATTGCGATTGAAATACGATACCACACCGGATGTTGTTATTCAATTGATACAAAAAATAATACTTGCTAATGGATAATATAATGATTATTAAAAGGGATGGATCGAAAGAACCATTGTATATCGAAAAGATAAACAAAGTTTTACTTTGGGCAACTGCGGATATTTCGGATGTTAGTGCATCGGAAATTGGTATGAATGCCAATATCCAATTCTATGACGGAATAACAAGTTCTGATATTCAACAAGTTCTTATAAGTTCTTGTGTTGATCTGATATGTGAAGAAACGCCTAACTACGATTTAGTAGCAGGTAAACTTTACAATATGTATTTGAGAAAGAAAGTTTTCAATACGTTTAAATATCTACCTACTTTGCACGACCATTTAAAAAATATGCAAGATAGGAATTGGTACACTAAAGAAATTTTAGAAAATTATACTAAAGAAGAAATTCAAGACATAGGTAATAAAATATTAAATCACAAAAAAGATTGGGATTATACCTATGCAAGTATAAGACAAATGTCCGATAAGTACTTAATAAAAAATAGAAAATCAGATGAAATATTCGAAACTCCTCAATTTATGTATATCGCAATTGCGATGTGTGTTTCGGCTGGCATTCAAGACAAAAGAAAAAGATTTCAAGATATTAAATCAAAATATAATGACTATTCAGAATTTTATATTTCATTGTCAACACCAGTTGTATCTGGGATTAGAACGAATACGACACAATATAGTTCGTGTACTCTCATCGAATGTGATGATTCGATTAAATCAATCAATTCGACTTCTAATGCAATTGTAAGTTATACAGCAAAACGTGCCGGAATCGGTATGAATGTAGGTAGAATTAGAGCAGTAGGTGATGAAATTAGAAATGGTGATGTTATTCACACAGGATTAATTCCTTTCTTGAAAACATTCGAAACTAACACAAAGGCAGTTCATCAAAATGGACTACGAGGTGGTGGTGGAACTGCACACATTCCAATTTGGCATAAACAAATTGCAGATATTATTGTTTTAAAAAATAACAAAGGTTCTGATGAAAAAAGAGTTAGAAAATTAGATTATAGTATTCAATTTTCTAAGATTTTTTGGCAACGATTTGTTGAAAATGATTTGATTACTTTATTTTCTCCTAATGATGTTCCAGGATTGTATGACAATTTCGGTCTTGAAAAGTTTGATGACTTATATTTGAAATATGAAAGAGATGAATCAATTCCTAAAGAATTAGTTTCAGCTAGAGAATTGATAGGTGATATTATTCAAGAAAGATTTGAAACAGGAAGAATCTATATTATGAATATAGACAATGCCAATTCGCATAGTACTTTTGATACAGAAAATGGTAATAGAATTACGATGAGTAATTTATGCCAAGAAATAACATTACCTACAAGTCCACTGAATCATGAAGACGATGGTAAGTTAGTTGATAGATACTTAATTGTTGATACTAATAAAAAAGAAGAATTAGAAACTTGGTTAAAAACAAATGATGTTTACATTACAGGACAATCCTTTGGTTCAGAAGATGAGATCATTCACGAATCAACAGGGAGAACTGATTTACATTTATCTTATGGAAAAGAAGATGCATCACTAAGAGATTACATTAAAATAAAAGCAGAATTAGTTTATGGTGATAAACCAGCTGAAATTGCATTGTGTACACTTGCAGCTGTCAACTTAGGTAAAATTAGAGATTATAAAGACCTTGAAAGAGTTACTAAAAACATTGTTGATACTTTAGAATGGGTTATTGATAAACAAGAATATCCTATGTTTGCTGCACTAAAAATGTTAAAACGTAGAAGTATAGGAATTGGAGTTACTAACTTTGCATATTGGATGGCAAAGAAAGGTTTTGATTATGAAGATCAAAATGCATTAGTAGAAATTGATAGGTTGTTCGAACACTTTACATATTATTGTTTAAAAGCTAGTAATGATATGGCAAAAGAAAAGGGTGTTTGTGATTACTATCATAAAACTAGATTTTCTAAAGGAGAATTGATAATTGACAATTACAATAAAAATGTAGATAAACTTGTCAATAGAAAATTAGATTTAGATTGGGATTCTTTAAGAAAAAATATTGAAGAATATGGAATGCGACATAGTACATTAAATGCACATATGCCAGTAGAAAGTTCTTCTGTAATTTCTAATAGTACAAATGGATTTGAACCACCTAGAACACCTATTCAAGTTAAGACAAGTAAAGCCGGTGCAATCAAGATGGTTATTCCAGGATATTCAAAGTACAAGAACAAATATACTTATGCATTTGACATGGAAACTAACGAAGGTATTATAAATATTCATAGTGTTATTCAAAAATGGACTGACCAAGCATTAAGTTGTAATCATTATTATGACCCACAGGATTGGGAAGATGGTAGAGTTCCTATGGATGTTTTAGCTGATGACTTACTAAGGTTTTATGCATATGGTGGAAAACAACTTTATTATGCAAATACCTTTGATAATAAAACTGAAGATTTTACTAATCAATTAAATGAAACTTTAGAAGACTTACCAACAGAAGACGACCCGATGGAAAGTGGTTGCGATGGAGGTGCTTGTACTTTATAAGTAATTGATATGTAACAAGTTAAGACCAAGAGGATTTATTCTTCTTGGTCTTTTTGTGTTTTTTAAAATATTTATTATAGTTTTTACCTTTAACTTATAGAAAGTAATACTATGAGCGATATAAAAAATAATACGATACTTGGTAACGATTTATTCAAAGATGAATTTAAAGAAACTTTAATTATGCACATCCCACACGCAAGTGTGTCTATTCCAGATAGAAGTGAATTTTTACTAAACGATAAAGAGATAGATGACGAAATCTTAAAACTGACCGATATCGGAACAGATGTTATATTCGACTTAGGAAGTGATGTCACACAACACAAATTCAAATATAATAGAATTTATTGTGATGTAGAAAGATTACCTGACGAACAAGAAGAAATGTTTCAATTCGGTAGAGGGTTCTATTATACAAAAACAGATGATGGTAGAGATTTAAGAAATGATAATTCGTGCAAAGATGATGTTAAGCATTTGTATGATAGACATCACGATGAACTTGAAAATGCTGTATTTGATAAAATATACAAACGTGGAGTTGCAACTATAATTGATTGCCATTCTTTTAGTGATACACCATTTGAAACCGATTTGATTAAAGAACCTAATAGACCAGATATTTGTTTAGGTACAGATGATTTTCATACACCAAAATGGTTATCTGACCAAGTAAGGATATATTTTGAGAATTTAGGATATACTGTTAAAATCAACAATCCTTATGGTGGAACTATTGTACCTTTGAAATGTTATAAATTAGATAAAAATGTTCATAGTATAATGATTGAAGTTAATAGAAAATTGTTTATCGAAAATGACAAAGTTGATTACAAGAAATTGTTAGAATTAAATAAGGTAATGAAAAAAATATTTGATTAATGAAAACAATAAACGAATTAAAAGAATACAACGAATATAGAAATAAAATGGCTTTTCATATGATTATGGAAGACTTTTTTAGTTTAGATGAAGGTAAAGGAAAATCAGAAGTTTTAGAATTGATTAAAAATGGAGAATTTGACACTAATCCAACAGAATTCAAAAACTCTTTGGGTAAATCTAAACATCAAAAAATGCTTACAGATTATAGTATTCCTCAATTGAAAAAAATGAAACTATATAAGTTGAAAGGATATAATATTGGATTTGCATTAAAAAAGAAAGATGGTAAATTTCAAGAACTTGTTGCTGTCCACAAAAACGAACGCGGTGTAGGATTAGTAGGTGATGATGTTGTAAAATATGCAATCGAACAAGGGGCTAAAGTTTTAGACCACTTTTCAGGAAGATTAGATGATTTCTATTCTAATTTAGGTTTTGTTGAATACGACAGAGACAAATATGATCCAAAATATGATCCAGACGGTTCATTCAAAGCATTATACGGAGAAGCTGATGTAGTTTATAGAAAATTAAAGTAACGAATGAAAGGATTAGACGAATATCTAAACGAAAGTTCAAAATTAGATAAAACTTTTTTCGAATGGTTCAAGGATTCTAAAGTGCTAGACCACGATGGTAAACCGTTGATTGTATATCACGGAACAAATGTACATTTTAATACTTTCAGTTATAATGATTTTGGAAAAACTGATTGGGGAATGTATGGTAAAGGTTTCTATTTTACACCTGATAGACTACTTGCATTGGAATATGCAAAACAGTCTGTTGAAATACAAGGAAAAGGAAAACCAGTTGTTCTTAGTTGTTATCTATCAATACAAAATCCACTAATAAGAGATAGCGATTGGTTCAGTAGACAACTACCTGGCAGACAAACGGATAAAGAACTTGAAAAGTGGACAAATATGGTAAAAGGAAAAGGTTTCGATGGCATTCAAGTAGGAAAACAAATGTATAAAGCAGAATATGTTGCATTTGAACCAAAACAAATTATGTTGATTAAATAAAAATATAACTTAAAAAAGTTAAAATGAAAACCGATATTTCTTTGATTTATCGGTTTTCTTATGCCTAAAAAGTTGCAAATGTCAATATTTATTCGTATATTGTAATTGTTGGTGAGGTTACCAACAAAGATAAAAACAAGATATATGGATTATACAGTTATTAGAGAAACAGAAAAAGCTTTTTTGATAGAGTTCGATACATATAAAGGTGTAAAAGAAGTGATAGTAAAGTTGAATACTTGGATTCCTAAAATCTGGGTAGAACTTACTAAAGTTCATTCCATAGAAAAAAATATGGAAACTGCAATGAAAAAACACTACGATAAACTTAATGCCTGGTTAAAAAGTGAAAATTACAATCAAGTAAAATATTCACTTACTAAAGCAGAAGTTGTAAAACCTACTCATAAAAGAGTTAACTATTACATTGATGCAAGTTTTTTCCAATTTGAATCTAACGGTGCCGAAAATTCTTATACAGGAATATGGTCAACAACTTCTAATACTTCAAAATATGATAACAAAACCATAATGGACTTAGTTTTAGAAGGTAAGGGTTTCTTTTACAAACAAGCAAGAATACAGTCAATATCAGATAATACAATATTTAGAAATAGAATTGATTTTTGTGATGATATGAGTGTTTTCGAAGACAGAAATAAGGATTACATTAAAGAGCATAACATAGAAAGTTTACTTGTTGAAGATATTAAGATTTATAAAAAATGTACTAAAGGAATAAAAAACAACTTTTTGCAAGGTGAAAAAGTAGTAAAAATAAATTAATCATATGTGCTCTAAAAGTTGCAATTGTCAATATTTATTCGTACATTGTAATTGTTGATGAGGTCATCAACTTATTGTTTAACTTAATACTACAAAAAATGACAGAACTAGATTACGAAAATTTAACAGAATATCAAAGATATGAGAATTTAGTTAATACTAAAGCATTTGTAAGTGAAAAAGATTACAAATTTATCGTAGAATACAATTCATTAGAAAAAGAAAATTGGGTCAAAGAATCGTGGTATTTCAAAGAAGGAGAACGATACATGAACTTGAGACTTTATTCTTAAAAACTTAAAATAACTAAACTTAAAACTTACTACTATGGCATATTGCGTATTATCAAAAGATGGAGATTTCTTTGCAGTTAAAGGAACTAAAACTAAAATTCAAAGTTTAGTAAAGAAAGGATATCTTGGAATTGCAGTTTCCGAATCAAAGGAAAAAGCAGAAGGTATAATTATGGGAATCAAAGCTCACAGTGTTGTTGAGAAATTTGCCGGTCATTTACCTCAAGATATGAAAGTGGCCTTTAAATCAGAAATTGCTCAATTGGCAACTCAGATGTATAATGAGATAGTTAAATAGTATATGAAAGGACTAAACGAAATATTAAACGAACAAACAACATCAAAACTAGATATAAATACTCTTATTGTACTAGCACAATCTAAAATTGATAGAATCAATAGAAAAAAAAGTCAAACTACAAAGTCTCATCCATATAGAATGAAACTAGAAAAAGCAATAGAATCAAAAGATATAGATGAACTTTTTAGATTACTGACAACACTTGAAATGTAATATGAAAAATTCTTTAAAAAATAAATAATAGATATGAATAAGATTAAAAAAGTAGTTAATTCGGGTTGGTTCAACTCGATTTTTGCATTTGCAGTTGCGGCTGGATTTGCATTTTATGGAAATTGGTTTCCTTTTGGAATTGCACTTGGATTTGGTGTTCAAAGATTAATTAGTAGTTTTAAAACTGTTGATTGTGATTGTGACTGTGAATCTTGCAAAGATTGTGAAAAATAAATAGTTATGAAAGGACTAAACGAATTTTTGAACGAGAAAAAAGGTAATAAATTTGTTGGTCTAACATTAGACAAGGATTCACACGAAAAATTGATAAAAGAAACAAAAGAATATGTTCCAAAAGACTGGAAGATATTTGCACATCATATGACCATAAGTTTAAATAAAGGTTTACCTCAAAACCTACAAGGTGATATTGGTAAAACTAAAGTTATCAAAGCAACAGAAATCGGAATATCAGATATGGCAATTGCTGTAAAAGTTGAAGGTTATTATTCTGACAAAGATATTCCACATGTAACTATTGCTGTAAATGTTGATAAGGGTGGCAAACCGGTTATGTCTAATGATATAACGAATTGGAAAAAATTAAAATCTAGTATTCAGTTATCTGGTACAATAGAATAAGATTAAAATATTTTTACGTTTAGGACCGT